TTGATGAAGTCGCTTCGACTTTTAAGCAAGCATTAGTCGCACCCATTGGCACAGGAATTTCGTAATATCTCCACTCTCCATCGCTTGATACAGGCTTAGAAAGCGATGAGATATCAACCGAGTCAATTCGAGGATAAACAACTACATCAGCTTGATCGGTCTTAATCCATCCTGAAGCTTTGCCTTGCACTCCATCGACGTTCGATGAGTTGCCACAGACAATGACGTTGCCCGTAGACGCTAAAAAGGCGGCTCTTAGAAAGGAGGTGTTATTAGGAGTCGCCATAACCCCTGTAGTTTGTTGAGATGCTGTACAACTTGCACAGGTTGCCTCACTAATAGCTTCTTCAAACGATGGATATCTTAAAAGGTTTAACGCTTGGGGGTTGGCTCCAAGCTTTACGCTGTTGCCATTATCGTCAATCTTAACAACCTCCCCGATGCCATTAGGATTAAGCGATATATTGCCGTTAATATCAGTCGATGAGATTTCGTTGCCGTCAATTGCAATATTATCAACCGCTAGAGAGCCTGTGATGGACGCTGCACCTGTTTGTGTCGAGTCGCCATCTACCTTTAAGGCATTAGCTAGACCTGACTGAGTAACAGCTATTCCTGCATCCGTGGCGCTGTTTGCAATAACATTTAGCTGCCCATTAACGCCATGTGTTTGAGTTCCTGCACTTGCCCCAAGAGTTAATTTACCTGTGACAGCATCAGCATCAAAACACTCAACGCCGTTACATTCCATTGAGATGCTTCCGGCATTACCGCTCTTTAAACGGAGAACGCCGGGGAAAGTAGCATGTTCGTTGCCGTAAGTTGAAATACCTGAGCCGCGAGTGATATCTGTTCCGCCGCCTCCCCAAAGGGAGGTGTTTGAGCTATCAGCGCCGTCTGTTGTTGATGCTAGAATATTGAAGCCGCCGTTAGTGTGGCGAATGTTTCCTGCATCTGTTAGTTCTAAATCAGACTCTTGGATTAACTTTCCTGTCGTTCCATCAAACCTAGCTATGCGGTTATCTGTGACGCTTGCAGGGCCATTCACGTTACCAGCTAATTGCTGCCAATTTAAGGGGTTAAAGCTTGCGCCTGATGTGAAATTGCTTAGGGCTCTATAAATAAGATTATCATCAGCTAGCCAAACAACGTCACCTGTTGAGTAGCTAGTTAAAGCTTGCCATTGAGCAATGCCGCCCCCACCGCCTCCGATTGGTTGCCAGTTAGAGTTTGTAATCCCCCCAACTAGGGCATAATGAATGCCATCCGCAACAACATAGACAATAAGACCCTCATATCTACGGAGAGAATCTAGGGCATCTCTAGCCGTTGTGTTGGCAACGCTAAACCTGTTGTCAATCGGAAGCGCAGTATTAACAGAGAAGTTTGAGCCAAGCTGAATTTGCGCTTGAATACTAAAAGAAATTAAAAATAAGAGGATAAATCTCATTATTACCTCGAAAATGTGAAGTCCGTTGTTCCGGCCGTCACAGGATTATTAAACTCATAGATATTATAACTAACTGGTGACAAATCTAAACCTGTTATATTTTCGACCCTTAGCGTCCAGCCACCAATAACTTCAAAACCGTTTTCATCTAGAATTGAAGTCAAAACACCGTATGAGGCAGGATATGCAAAATAATAAACCTGTCCGGCCGTAGTTGTGAAACTTCGATTTAGACTTGCAGTTGAGTTGATAATGTTTTTCGATAAGCCAGCAACGGCTGCGGCGCTAAGACCAACAGCTCCAGCGCCAAAATAATACGGATAAACAAAGCTATAAGTTAACGTGTTTGAGGTGACAACGGTTGGCCCGCCGCTTGTGCCATCATCGGTGACCTGAACTGTGAAGCTAATATTGTCCGAAAATGGTACCGAATAGGGTGCAGTCGTTATGCCTGTGCCAGTGTTTGCTGGAGGTGCATCGTCTTGGATTGATGATGCGCCCTGAAAGAATTGAATCCTGACAATATCATCGCTTCTTTTTGTGACGTTTGCCGAAAGTGTTACAGATGAAACCGAGTCACCTTTTTCTCTAAGAATATTGCTTGAGCCCGAAAGGCTGACTTGTGGGGCAAGGTAGGATAAGTCTAGTATTTTTTCTAATGTGTCCCTAAGGCCAGTGCTTGAAAACGACTCAGTAAAGCGGGCAGAATAACCGCTAAAAGCCATTTGATCCCACTCGGCAGCGCCGTCTACCGATGAAAGCTTAACAATAGTTGAGCCAGCATCACCGCCGGGGGGCAAACCGCCACCCGAACCACCGCCAGAAGCTGAAGTGGAAACAATGACCTTATCAATTTTAACTGATCCGGTGACAGAACTGCCTTTAATTAAAATCTCGTTTACAGATCCAAGGTTTTCAAAACGAATATTAAGAATCCCCCAATCGCCAGTGCCTTCGTAAATATTACAAGTTCCCTCAATTGAATCAACTACGGGGCAAAGAGATATTGTAGCCGCAGATTTAACCGCCACTGAACCAAAAACCTCTTTTCCAACTAAGCCGCTAGGGATAGGAAAAATTTGCCTAACATCAAGATTTTCAGCCGCTAACGTAACCTCCATAGCTCTACTAAGATCAAATACGTCATTGCTAATTATTTGAACCGTTCCATTAGTTACAGTCCAGCCGCCTCGACCCTCTTCAAAACTAGGGTTTACTAGCATATTTAAGCCAGTAAAATATTGTGCATCGGCCGGGGTTGGTGCCGATTTGGCACTTAAACCTATTAAAAATAAAACTGTTAAAAGTGTAAAATATCTTAGCATTACGCCCCCAAATTTAATTCAAAAGAGCCAATAACAAGCTTCGCATCTCCGGCTGCCGATACGGTTTCATTTGCGACATCACGGTAAATTTTGACCAAGATTCTATCGCCGCCCTGTACTTGCTGAGATTGAAGAACGCCTGCGCTGTTTGTGATGTCGATATCACCAATGTCCTCTAGCTCATCAATAACGGCTGGAGCCGTTGATTCGGTATTGGTTGAGTCATATGGCGTACCAAGTGACCCTAAATTAGTTAAATCACCTCTTAAAAGCCATGATTGAGCTTTAAAGAAAACATTGCCGGCACCGACATCGCAAGCAAATTTAGCAAACTTTAAAGTTATGGGGTTTCCTGCTTCATGGAAGTCTGGAACGGTTACCACCGCATAAATTTCTTGAGAATCGAATTGATTAAATTTTTCTACCTTAACGCCGTTAATGTATTGTGTAACAGGAGCTAGTCCAGCCGATTTGTCCCAGATGATGCCACCACCACCAAAACTAGGAGCTGATGGCCCTAAGTTTGTATAGTTAATTGCCCCAGTGCCGTAATATTCAATAATAACTACGCCTGCACCGCTGCCGCCAATAGATGCGCCAACATTAATGGCTACGTCGAGATTGGGTAGGGCTGCCTTTGTTATAAATGACCGAGCATAGCCGCCACCACCACCGCCAGCCGATGATCTTCCAGCCTGAACTAAACCAGAGCTTCCTCCGCCATAACCAACCAAACCTATAACCGCGCTTCCTGCCCATCCCGGTGCGCCACCGCCAAGCTTTGACCCGCCACCTTTTCCGGCTAAAATATCGGTTCCTGCGCCTCTTGATGCGCCACCTCCGCCATCACCTCTTATTACTAAGTCTCCAGTGCCTTCTCCGCCAGCTCCGCCCCTTCCATTATTAGGTGTAACATCGCCAAGCGTGTCGCCACCCTCTCCGCCTTCACCGATAACAAGTGATCCAAAAGAGGTGCCTTCACCGTTTTGTTTTCCTGTTCCGTCTGTTGCGCCGCCAGCACCACCGCTTCCAACACAAATAACTCTCATAGCTACCGCATCTGCTGGGGCATTCGCCCAAGTAAAACTAGCCACATCGGTGGTTATGATTTCTTGGCTAAGATAGCGATAGCCATTAATTAAAGCATCCTCAATGTCTTTAGCCGTTAAATATTGCGAAATATTGTCAACTGTGCCGCCCGATACGGGGGCATCATCGGCATCATAAAGTTCGAACCTATAAGTCCCCTTAATAAAAATAGGGCCTGTTTCAGGTTTTCCGGCAGCGTCTAGTATTATTGGGTTAGGGTGAGCTACAGACGCGCTTGGATTGGTGTATATCGGTCTAGGAGTTGTTGTGCCTGCATCGTAGGTGTAAAGCTTGCCCCCTGCCAGAGGATTGCCATCATTGTCAAAAAATTGCTGATAATGTTGGACATATATTGCTGCGCTCATTGATTTTCTTCCTCTGGGGCTACCGCTTCCCTAGTTGTGCTCATAATCCAAGAATCTATCCTTTGTACTGCTCTTATTTTATCAGCAATTGGAGCATTTGATCTAGCCATCATTAAGTCTTTAAACATTTGGGGGTTTTCTATTGCTTCCTGAAGTAATTTTGTTGATGAATCTAAGTTAATTGAATTAAAAATCTTCCCAAATAGGTTGGATATCATTCCGGGTATTTGAATTGCTCCTGCTCCGCCCATTTGCTTTGAGATGCTTGACCCTACCTTTGCGCCAATTATCTTGGATGGTAATGCTGATGCGTAACCTATGACATCCTCAACTGGCGCTGTTCTTGATTTTGTCCTAATAGACTTTTCAATCAACTCAAACTCTCTGGCTATTTTTTCAAGTCGGTTAAATTCTTTAGGCCCAAGCATTTCTTTGAATGCTCCGCGCTGCTTTAGTGATCCAAAAACAATTTTTGAAAGTTTTTTTGGGTTTATGCCATTTTCACCTGAAGCGGACATGTTAATGTGTTCAATGACGCTATTTTTCAGCGCCTGATCTACCTCTGGAGACTTAATAGCGAAATTCTTAAGCCTTTTTGCCGTTTCTACTGGCTTTTGAGATTTTAAAATATTGCTAATCTCTTTTTCGTCAGGCGCATTTAAAAATCTTGCAATTGAAGAGTCTGGAGATTGAATCGCTTTTTCCGCTCTTTGTGCTTGCGACTCAACTTTTCTTAATTCCTCGCTTTTTCCTAAGAACTCTTTAGCTTCTTCAGGCATTCCCGGTCTTTGATTTTTTCTTGTACCCTGAGTCCATGAAAGTGTATCGTTCAGTCTTTTGTTAAGTTGTTGAGCATCTGCGCCAGACTGTATTCCCCATTTTATATCAGCTTTAATATCGGGAAAATTGTCGAGAATATCGGCGTTATTTGTTAAAAATCTTTTGGCTGCTTCGGGTTTAATTTTGCCGCCCGATATTGCGCTTCTTGAAAATTGCCCTAAAAGATAATCTCTGGCAGCTTTCATTGAGTTATCCGTGCCCGAAGCTTTTTGAATAGATTCAATTCCCATTTGGCCCGGAATGCCACCAATTCTAACTATTTCTTTTAGAGTTGTTCTAGGGTCTGGTCTCGCACCCTCTCTTCCAAATCCAATAATCTTTCCTACTGGGCCATCATGAAACGTCTTTCTTAATTCAAAAGAGTAAGCCAGAGCGGAATCAATAGCCTCATCAATAGCTTTATCTGAACCCTTTGCACCATCTAAAAGAATATCTCTAACATTACCGATAATATTAGCTTTCCTCATTGAGCCTTCTCTCATGCTTTTTACTAACTCTTCTCCAAAAAGGCTTCTTTGAGATAAAATATCATCAATTTTGACGTTTTTCTTTACCCATCTGCCCTTTCCATTAATCAAAGAGCCAAGATCCTCCATTTTTGAGATCATCTCTTGTTCAGGGATAGTTAATTTTGAAATGTAATTATTTAGGCTTTTTCGGATATTATCCATTTTAACTGGTTTTTTCTTTGATACTTCCTTCCAGATTAAATTCTCGAGATTTTTGGCGGTTTCGTAAGAATTCATTAACTCTTGATTTAAAACCTTCGAAGCCTCAGACTCTCGCATTGAAGGTGAAAGTCTTTCAATGGCTTCTTCCGCTCTCTTGGTTGCATCGAAAGCTTCTGTCTGTAAAGACATTTCAATTTGATCTTTAAACTTGTTTAAATCCTGTTTTTTTGCTAAAACCTTACCCCTTGAAATATCCTTAAGCTCTCCAATTCTTTGCTGCATTGACCTTTTGACCATTTCTGCGCCGCCAGTATCAACCGAAAGCATGGATTCTAAGTTCTTTTTTGCGTCCTCAAGTCTCTTTGTTCTTTTTGCTGCAAGTTCTGGAAATCTTTCAGGATTAGCCAGAGAAGCTTCAAGCTCTCTAATGCCATGATTGTCCAGCATATCAGTCCAGCTTAACCCGGATATAGATTCATCGACATTGCTTAAGTCAATATTTTCTAAGCCTATTTTGCTTAATTGCTTTTGTATTCTTGGGGTCGATCTGGCAACTCCTCTACCTTTCCCCCATTCTGCAATCTTCTGCACAGAATCACCCAGTGCGCCGGGCAATTTGTCGGCAATTGCAGAACTAGATTCGGCTACTTTTTCAGCAACCAAGGCACCCGGAGAAATTTTTCTAAACAAGTTAAAAGCTTTATTCCCACCCTTAATGGCGGTAGATGCTAAGCCCGGAGCGGATACAGCTCCGGCAATGCCCCCAATTAGCTCCCCTGTTTCGCCACCCTCTCTAGCTCCAATATCACGACCGAAACCCATGCCAGCGCCAGATAAAACCTCCAGAGCGGCGGCGGTTTTTGGTGCTTCTCCGATACCAGATAAAACATTGCCAAAGTATTTTCCGATTTTTGGTAACTTAGAAAGACCGCCCATCGCACCCAAGGCGTATGGAGCCGAACCAATAACATCTCCGATGCTTTCGGCTACCCTTCCAGACATATCACTTGGCTTAAATGGTGAAGCTATATCGAAACCCAAAGCTTCTTGAGAAAGCTTGTTTAAACCCCTTATTGCCGTTTCTGATGGCTGTTGTTCGTAGGTGCTAGGCTTACTTAAGCCAAGAGCTTCAGATCCAGACTTGATTAAGTCGGCTGGGGTTGATGCACCCTTAATTAAGCCTCTGCCAAAATACTGTGCAGCGTTTGGCTCCATTTCGGCAACCAAGCTTTTTTCAAGCTCTTTACTTAAAACATCAACGGCTTCCATATCTCTTGCCTGAGCCGCTCTTTTTAAAGCCTCTTTGAGTTGGTCTGTGGTTGCCATTTTACCTCAATCTATAATCAAATACTGTTTTAAAATATCGTCAACTTGTCTTTTTGCGGCTTTTTCTACATTTGTAGGAGTAGTTCTGCTTGATGGATTAAATTTCTCCTCAGGTTGAGTACCAAAAAAATAAGCTCTCATTGTATTTAATCCAGCCATGTTTTTATTCGCTTCTTTTCTTGCGTTTGTATTCAAAACGCCGCTTTGAAGCTGTTGCTGCAAGTTGAGGATTTTGTTTGTTAAGTAATCATCTAAGCCTTTTAATTCAATTTTAGCCATCTCCGGAGTCTTAAAGAGACCCGGTTTTAATGAGCTAAATCTCTTTCTTACGTTTTCGAGTTCTTGAACACCGACCCTATCTGTTTGCGCCAAGCTTTCAAAGAAGTTTTCAGCGTTTTTGATTGCGCTTTCGGCTTGGATTTTTTGCTCAGACGGAGAAATCAGGCCACCAGTTAAACCGCTTAGATAGTTTCTAATAGTTCCGGGCACAGCTTGATATCCTGTTGCCTCTTGTACTGCCTCGCTAACCGTTGTTTCTGGTACAGCGTACCTATTTCTTTTTGGGGCACTTGTTGATTGTTTTACACCATCGCCGCCCACCCTTCTTTTTTTGAATAAAGGCGAGCCGGGCACCTCTTGAAGAACAGTGTCGCCAGACTCGGTTAAAACTCTAGCAAATCTGGTATTTGCCTCTCTCATTTGATCTATAGCTCTTTTCTGTGCCTCCATTGGGCTTAATCCTTGATTAGTAAGCTCTTTAAATAGAACATTGCCAGTTTGTGCCCAAGAGCTTTTCCCCTCGAATGGCAAAAAAGAGCTGCCTTTAAGTTTATCTCTTTCAAGTTTTAACTTGTCCCTAGATATGTCTAGACCCTGTCTTTTTAAATCTAAAGCCTGTTCTTTTAAAGGCTTATCTAGGTCATAGCGCTCTTGATCCCTAAGCATTTTTTCTACGGCTATATCCATTTGGAATTGATCTAAGCCTTCTTGCCTTTCTCTATTAAGGGATCTTTCTTTTTCTTGAATATATTTATCCGTTGCGCCGCTTAAAGCTTGTCCAAATGAGTAAAATGGAACTTTGTTAAAAACGCTCACTTTTTACCACCATAAAGTGCGCCGCCAAAACCAAGTAGACTTCCAAGCATTTGATTCTCATTGCTCATCTGAGCAATTTCTGCTTCGGCTGCAGTTTGTCCTTTTTTGCCGTATAGATCACCAATTCCTAGTGCAGATTGAAGCCCCATATTACCAAGCCCAGCAAATTGCTGGTTTTCAGCAAGCCAGCGATTGAAAGCTTCATTGTAATTTTGATCTGCTAAGCCCGTGGCAAATCTTGCTGCTTCTTTTGCCGCTTTACCTGACTGGCTCATTCCCGATGCTGCCAATTTATTACCAATAGCCTTTTGGCCCTCTTCTAGGGAAAATTGATAGCCGGGGTCATTCATCATTGATTCTGGGTCAAAGCCTTGACCGATGCGATTAGCATAGTCTTGCATTCCCTGTAGACCAATTTGAGAATATGGAGAAAGTTGGGCTTGTGCTTGCCCGTATCCTTGCTGCGCCATAGCAGAAGCCTCATCCATTCTGCTATTATCTAAAAACGACTTTCCAAGTCCAACGCCGCCAGCTATAAGCATTGCCGTCATTGGATCAAAGAATTCCTCTTCACCTGTTTCGGGGTTAACTTTGGCATCGTCAGAACCTACCATAAACTCCATAGGGTTTAAGCCAGCTTGTTTAAATTCACCCATCAATGCTTTTAAAAGACTTGGGTTATTTTCAAGAATTCTGCGAGGGATAATCATCTCGCCATCTTCAGTGTGAGACATATTAGAGTCACCATAGCGACCCATATCTGCTCTAGGGTCATTTTTAGTGCTTCTTTTGCCCGATAAAATTTCTGATATCATAAAACCGCCTAAGCGAAAGGGTTGCCGATAAATCTCATTTGCTGTTGATTTTGTGGATTTTGCCCTTGTTGTGATTCCATTAATTGTCTTTGCTCAAGTTGTGCCGGGCTATAGTTTCCAGACAAGGCGCTTAAAAAATCTTGTTGAGGTTGCATCATTCCTTGGCCGCTATAAAACTGTCCCATTCCGGGTTGTTGCTGCATAAGCTGAGATGGCTGATTGTTAAGCTGGCCCCTCATTTGAGAGGCATCTAATTGACCTGATTGATTAGAATCATCGCCACCAAAGCCCATCATATTTAACGGATTAGTATTGATTCCAAGAGCCCTAGAGGCAAGTCCGGCCGGGGAATAGTCATAAAGCTTTGCACCTAAGTCACCTACCCCCGAAACGATGTTACCCAAACCTGAAAGGGCACCAGATATAGCTTTTCCAAACATGACTACTCCTTAAGAAATCTTTTGATGTCGGCAAAATAAATCAAACTAACCGTTCTTTTTGGAGCAAGGACAAAATCTACCCCTTCAAAAATACAGCCGCCATCAGAATCATTCTCTTTTATTGTAATATTATTATCTAGGCTTGCAAGTGTTATCCTTGCGCCATTTGGTACACGACCACTAAAAGCAATATTATCGGTTGTAACGGGCGCATCCGAGTTTAAGGGTATGACTTGATTGAGCTTAAAGGCCAATCCGATTTGACCACCCGGGGTAACCAATTGGGCATTTCTTGCTACTCCACTTTCTAGGTAGAACTGAAAGTAAGAACGCCAAGAAAGATCCATTTTTCCATCTTCTTGTATGACGTTTGATGTAGTAGGCATTTGATTACTCAAAAGATATAGCTCCCACAAATTGCGACCTTTACGGGGTCGGAAACTCTTATTTTAAAAGTAAATTGTTTAGAAACGCCAAGACGTCTGTATGTCAAATCTTTGACGTACTGACCAACCTTTCCGAATTTTTCTTCATACCAGTCAGAATAAACTCTCCCACCATCCTTTGATACGCTGAAAAGTAGCTTAGGGTCAGAGCCTTGCCCTTCCTGCAACCCCACTCCAGCTTCAATACCAATTCTTAGCTCGTTAATTCTAAGATCGTTTTGCTCATTGGCAATATGGGTATAAACTCTCTCTCTAACCAATGGCTGACCGTCTAAATCATTATAATCCATCGAAAGATGAGCTATTTTAACGCCCGGCCCGCCGACAAAATGACGTCCAAATCCTAATGTGTGATATTGATATGGAGATTGAACAAAATTGCCACAAGAGTCAAACGATGCTCTCTCATGCCATTGTTTAGTCGAAATATCATAAACTAGGGCAGTTTCAAGTCCATCACCTGTAATGACATAAAAGGTGTGCCCTTCATCTCTATAAGCATAAGCCTTTAGCTTTCTAATATCTGGTACATTTTGAAGGCGTCTATCTATCACTTTGGTTGATATGGTATTTAGACTTGTTCCGGCCGCTGCGTAGACAGAGCCTTGACCTAAAGCATCTTTTCCGACAAACATGGCAATGCCGCCAATATCTACGATGGTATCAATGGCATCTGTACCGATAACAATGGATGCGCCAGAAACTCGACTAAAAGGAAAGTCTGGATCACCGCTTAAACTCCAAATCTCAATAGATTCTTCACCAAACAGCCATATATTGCCACCAATACCCTTAACTGCCTTAATTTGATCGTAATATGATTCCTTAGTGGCAAAATCTAGCGCATTCCAATTGAATCCAGTGCTAGCTTGAAATTGTTCAGAAATCCAAAAGCGCCTTGAAATATTCTCAGAAGCTACGACAAAGCCATTTGCAAAAGACACTCTCCCAACGCCATATTGACCACTATTTGGGTCATAATCAAATGGTGTTGATAGTATTTTGCCAAAAATATTATTTGGGTTATTAAAAAAGAATGAGTATAGCGCAACGCCATTGCATATAATTAAGCCGTTTTGATCCTCAGCTATTGAATAGGACTTAAGGTTTATTTGCTCAACATTGCTATCGATTAGGTCTTGTATATAAGAATTGCCACTAGCCACCAGACCATCACCCGGGTCAAATTGACCACAAATTCCATAAAAATTAATAATTTCCGAGCCGTATTGCTTTACTGAATAATCGGGAATTATTTTATTTTTATCAAAAAGCTCATATAAAACATCATCACAAATAGCAAAAACCCTATTATTTGATGCCGTATAGAGAAGCTGGCAATTACTTAGATCCCACTCTTGAAGTGTTCCGGGGGCCGAATAAAGGGCCGAAACCTCTTTACCCATATCGTCTAAAACGGGGTAGAAATTAATTGATCTTTGCGCGTCAAAAGGCAAAGACCTCTCGTCATAGGTAGGGCCTACAAGTCCTATTTTCACCTAGTCCATCCATCGTAGACGTTTTGCTTTCTATTACCCACTCCAACATCAAGCGATCTATTTTTCAAAACTGCACGTCTAATGTTGGCCAAGGCTTGGTCGGCAAATAGCTTTAATTCTGGCGTTACTGGTTGCCCATATTCAGGAGCTAACCGCATGGCCAGATTATAGATAATGGCATCAGTCCAGCCCGGAGGAAACTCGATTGCAGAGTCGAGCGATGTAACCTCACCAAGGTTTTTTTCACTTAATAGGAATAGCGAATAATTACTAGAAGGAACCGGAAAAAGCTTAATTTTGGCAATTGGGTAAGAATTGTCATAATTTAACAAGCTTGGGATTCCTTGAGTTGTCTTTAACGGTATACCGTTTACATAAGTCTCATCAGAAACAATGCTTAAATCATAATCAATGTTTGAGAATTTAACTGTCGCTGCCTTGATATCAATAGGTCTATTAGTGACAAAATCAATTCCAGACTCATCGTCAGGCAAGCCCGTATTATTAGGGCCTATGGAATACTCTAGCTTTCCAGCGGAGAGGTTAAAGTTTTCCCAGACCCTATAAACAGTCAAGGTTGAGTCGTTAGACCAAGAGGAAAGCATAGAAATCATATCGGCAAGAGCATCCTTTGACTCAAGACTGGATGGACTCTCGTTTAAAGTCGTAATTCCAGCCTTTTTAAACGCTCTCTCAATAAGCTTTCTTGCTGTTTCCATGCTAGCCCTTATTATTTAGAGGATTCCTCTTTAACTTCTTTTTTAGATTTTTTAACTGGCTTTTCTTTATTTTTATCGCTTTCAGGAATCCAGCCAAGAGCAATAAGCTCTTTTTTAAATTTAGGATGAGCGAATTTAACAGCTTCACCTTTAACAAATTTTATTTTTTCAAATTTCATGAAACACCAAAATTAAATTAAATGGAGTGGCCGAAGCCACCCCAAGTAAAAATTAATGAAGCAAACGAACTGCCCATTCTGGACGAACGGCGCAAAGTCCCCATAGGACATCAAGACGAGTAACAAGCTTATCTGTCTTAATGTCGTACTGACGTACAACACGAACAGTAATGCCGTTTACGCGCTCTTGAGCAACCATATCAACACCATCTGGAGTCAATAGTGGGGCAGACATAAAGCGGAATGCTGACTTGTGGAAAGCCATGTTATTTGCAAGAATCTGGCTAGCAGCTCCAGCAAATACCAACGCTTCAGCGCCAACTGGTAACGCAGATACGTTCTGAAGTGATCCAGATGTAGAACTATAGAAGTTTGGAGAAACTGATACGGTAGCTTTTCCAAGTCCGTCAGCCGTTACATCCTCAAGAACAGTGAACTGCATCAATTCTGGAAGAGTTGTCTTAGTGATTGGATGAACTCTAAAGATTCCATCAATAGTAAAGACTGAACCCTTTGCAATTGTTCCAGTGGTAGCCGTTAAGCCAGAAACAACAAAAGAATTGCTTCCCTCGGCCGGAGCAGTGTCAACCACAACGACAGTAACATCGTTACCGTTTTGAGTTGAAGCAATTAGGTTGTTTTTAAGGAATGCGAAACCGTCTGCAATCCCCATAACACCTTTTTTGTACTGTTTAGCAATCTCTTCAGAGCTTTGGAAAAGTCCCTTTCTTTCATTAACCGCAGAGCGTGAAGCTGTTGGGTTAAGAAGTAAATAGCGATTGGCAGCATCTGAACACCCTGAAATGTCCATAAGCTCGCCGGCCTGAAGAACAAAGTCAGTGTCAAACTTAATCGGTGACTGTGGAGCCAGAAAGTTTGAAGTAGCTAGAGCAGCGATATTTAGAGCTTTTGACTCGATATCGTTAGAAATCGTGTTCATTGCTGGCTCAAGAATACGCTTTGCCCAATCTTTAAGACCTAAGTCCGTAGAGATTTCTTTAGAATCAAGTGCAACACCTACAACAGAACGCTGATCTAGAGTTAGAGGGCGAGTCTCTTCCTCAATATCTTGAATTGTTGAAGTGATGTCAGCATTTGAACTGGCAAGGAATCTAGTTGGCACGTTTACGTCTACAGAATCACCTGACTTGTAACCGTTTTTACCTTCTAGAATTGCTTTTTCTTCTTTGTCGATTGCCTTAACAAATTCTACTTTATCCGAAAGCATACCAGCGGCCATCTTTGCGATGATCTTGCCTCTGGCCTTAATGGTGCTAATATCGTTAGCCATGATTTAATCCTTTAACTCTCCAACCATTTGGACATTTCATTCCAAGATGAGGCAGCGTTAATACCGCTTTTCCCACCGTTAGAACCCGAAACGCCGCGCATTGGTTTAAATTGAGTTGTTTTAGTTTGTTGTTGTTGAAATTGAGGCATCTGGCTTTGAGCGCGGACAATTTCTGCTGAAGCCATATGAACAGGCATATAAGCCAATTGCTCTAAAATGCCTTCTTTTGCAAGATTATAGGCAGCTAAAGATGGGTTTCTAGCTGATAGTAATAAATTCTGAACAGATACCGGAAGGTCGTCAGCTCCAGAATTTTGAATCACTTCTGCTAGGTCAGGAATCTGCTCTGCCAACTTCTTGGCTTGTACCGAAACCTGTTCCATTCTTTGATAGCGCTGCATCTCTGCATTTTGGCGTTTCATAGCCTCTTGTTGGCTTTGAGACTGTTCTTGCATTTTCTCTTTAAACTTTTGTTCTGCCTTAAAAATTGCCTTGGCCTCAATAAAGTCTGAGTAAGATTCAAAATCTTCCTCACGAGGGGCAGCATCACCCTTATTGCTTCCACTTTTAATCTTTTCAATTTCAGCTTTTAGCGACTCCATTTGTTGAGCAAAAAATTGCTCACGTTGGCGAAGCTTGGCATTTTCACGCTTTTGTCTAGCTAGAGCATTCTCTGCTTTTTTAGGCCATTTCTCCTGATTTTCCTGACTTTGCTCGGATGCGTTTAGCTCCTGATTGTCATTGTTACCAGTTTCGACCTCCTGCGTGTCGTCCGACTGAAATGCTGATTCAATGTGGTCTGTTTCAGCCTCAATTGCATGACCTTGTGTCTGCTCTGTGCTGTTTTGTTCAGTTTGCAATTAGATATCCTCCATAGCGGTTAATTCCGCATTGTTGATCTTGTTAAAGATAGCTTCCATTCTTTCCAATCTTTCACTTAAGTTAGATTGTAACGCTTCTTGCCTTTTGATTTCAAGTTCTTCTTTCTTAATGGCAAGCTCTTGCTGTTTGATTTCATATTCACGTTGTCTTTCGACGACTTCTAGTTGAAGCTTGGCTTTCTCAATCTCCATTTTTTCAGCTTCAGATTGAGCTTTTAATTGAGCCTCGCCGACCTTAATCTGGTTTTCGGCTTGTTTGTTCTCAAGTTTCTGCGCCATAACTTTCATTTGCTCTTGTAGTTGAGTGACAACTGCCTGAGCTTGCTGCATCTGTTGCTGGATTTGAGCCTGTTCCGGCGTAACGCCCTCATTAAGAATATGTGGAGGCATTGTCTTTTTGATGCGCTCTGCAATATCTTGAGCGGCCGGGAAGTCCATATTTTTAAACAGAAGATCCCCAAAAACCTGCATTAACTGAGGATTTGCTGTTAAAAGCTGCATTAATGTTTGAGCCGCCTCTTGTCTTAGAGATGAGAAAGGCGCTCCGGTTGTTACTCTAACCTCATAAACACCCTTACTTAAATTGATTGTTTGTGGCTGACCCTCGACTACCTGACCATTAACCCCAATGATTTTTGGCTCGTCTTCTTTGCCAATAATTCTAAGAACTCTAGCTTCTGAATATATGTCTGGAATGGCATAAACCAAAACTCTTCCAACTTGAGCGATTGACTTAAACAAGTTGTCACCAAATTGATAGGTCGCCATTTGACCTTGGGCCTTTCTCTCAGAAATGGCAATTCCGGAAGTTTCATTAGAAACCATTCCGATGGAAGCATTATAAAGCCCCATAGTGCCTTTAATATCATCTCTGGCACCCATTGAAGCATTTACTATGCCTGCCGGAACTTGAGGGGGTAAGAGTCTCTGTGGTGCTGGTGCTGGTTTATCCTGTGAGTCGGTTTGACGATATCTAAGCGCCATTGACTTGCTTGGATTACTCCAATCGTCCGCATAGTCCTCGATTTGACCTTCTGCCACCATAATTGGAGCTTGGGGTTGTTTTTGTAGAATCTCAGTCTCTAAAGACTTCCAAAGGTTGAACATTTGTTGCGGTTCTTTGGCTTTACGAATCAAGCTCATAAGAACGCGCTTATTTTTAACCCATAGCTCGTTTCCGTAAACAGGAACTAATGGAATATATTTTCCCGGAAAATAACCCTCATCAATAACGGCTTCTCCATTCATTATAAGGCGCTTAACCTTTTTAACGCTCCTTCCTACCAACTGTCCGTTTTCTTCAATTTCTTCAGATTCCTCAACAATTTCAAAGAATTCGACAACTTTTACATTTTCATCTTTTGAGCATTCTCTTGTTTCGCCAAAAGATATCGGGTTGGCTTTTGGGAATCTCTTTTTGAAGCTTTTCTGATCCAATTCATCTTCAACAAAGGCAAATTGAGCATCGCTTCCATCAATGTCTACTGATTCAGGGTCAAGGAAAACTGAAAGAGGATTGGTCACCCTTCTAAGCAATAATTCCTGTAAATTGGTTCCCTCTACATAATCATGGTCAACTCGCAGCCAACCAATTGAACAACGTATTGAATTGACTAAAGCAGTATCATAAACATCATCAGCGCCAGAATTGTATTCAATTGCCCTAACCACGCCTTTAAATATATCCCCCATGAGCTGAGAGCCTTTCTCATCGCCGGGATAAACATTAATGGTGGGAGTATTAGCCTTAACCTCATTGGCCACTTGGTTAATAAATTGATCCAATTGGTCAATGGTTACGGCCGGACGACCAGACTCCACTCTTTGCTGATAAAGTTCAGAATCCCATTGAGCGCCGGGAGTATCAGAAAGGAACTCCAAATCATTATGCGCATTGTCGTAGTTGTCGCGCCAGTATTGAACCGTCTTTTCGTGTAATTCTAAGTATTTTTGAATTTCGCTCATAATCTGTCGCCGCCAAGATTGGAAAAACTCTTTGGTTTTAGTTTAAATGATTTTAAGGAAGTGTCCACTACAAATGACTTGGCAATGGCAATGCCCGACCTTACTAGATATCTGAGAGCATCCATCAAGTGGTCATTTTGCTTAACAATTGCGCCCTTGTCGTCGCGCCTATAGGTTCTTAGCTCTGCAAAAACATCAACGCATGACTTAAAGATTTTCAATCTACCCGTTGTCATTCTCAAGTAAACGTCAAAAATCCCAGTTTCCACGCTATTATCTGCCTCGGTTAAACTACCCTCAATCAGCTTTCTATAACTATCAATCAACCTCTTTCCATCGTGTTGAGACCGACCCTTTGCGGCCGGATCAATAACGCCCTGCCTAACCATGCGCATGTTAATAGCCTCGGCGTGACTCGATGGCTCGCACTCTCCACGCTTATAACTTCCATAAATGTATAAAATATCGGTATCGGGGTCTAATGCTCCCCATACGGCAGCGGTTGACTTCCAACCAACATCCATCCCATAAACCCTTCGCCAGTGAAGCGGGATCTGAAAATCATCAACCTCAATCTCAGAAAGCGCCACCGGATAAATAGCGCCCGAGCCAAGCTGTGGAATACCTTTAGTTCTGGCATCTCTTTGAAATGGCGGAATTGATTCCATCATCTGGGCCTTAACTTCCTCAGACAAATGAGGAACATCGTCCCAGGTCGCAGTAATGACTCTTCTTGGCCCATCCTGAACTTCTTTAATCTCACCATTTGGTACAAACTGCAAAACAAGTTCAGTTAAACCCATTAATGGCGTAAAGGTTAAAAGCATTAAGCCGCTATCGGTTCCGCCTGTTGTGTCGGTTGTTCTCAATAAACACTCTGCATAAATATCAAGCGGGCACTCTTCATCTAGCCAAATTCCATCTTTTTTAGTCCCCTCAAAAGATTGCCTTTTTTGGTCGTATGACTTAAAACCAATGGTGCTAACACCTCCGCCCTTGTGCTTAATATAGATCATATCTACAGCGTCAGGAATACCGCCAGCTTTTGGCGTAACAGATGAAATGGCGCTTTTTCTTATCAGTCCGGTGCCATAAGAACCCTTAGGCCCTAAAAGCTTGGCTTGTAAGATATCTCTAACCGTTTGACTAGTCTTACCGCCTACCCACCAGTGATTGGCCCTGTTGAAACTGTGGCCTTGCCACCAATGCGGATAATCCCCTGTGACGTGGTAAACGACCTCAACGCCGCCCATTGACTCGGTTTTACCCACTCGGTTAGCAGCAAGCGCGAGCCTTTCTTTTGCCGATGCTCCGGATTCAAAAAATTCTAGGTGCTTTTTATAAAGATCGCGCCTTAATGGGCCATCATCGGGAAAATATGTATCAATCTTATTTTCTAGCTTTCTTTTGCTTTTAATCTCTAAAAGCTGGGCCAACTCTAGTTTTTCTTGACGGCTTAAGTTTTCAAGATTCATTTTCAGACTGGGCAGCCATTAAAGCAGCGATTTTATTGTCTAGTTCTTCATCCGAAAGGTCGTCATTTTTGAAGTTTACAGTTTGAACCCTTTTCCATTTGTCAGGCTGTCTATTTGTAAGCCATGTTTCGGCGGCCTTAACGTTTGGCTGGAAGTAAGCAAGTCGGTTGTGCTTTTCAACTGTGCTCATGCCATCGCCAACTGAGACTGTTTTAAGCTCCTCAACTTCTTGCACAAAGCCAGTGGCAAGTTTAAAAAGTGAGCTTGTAACCATGACATCGGCTTCTAGTGCGGCGCTTTCCATTTCTTCTTTAAATTTAGGGTTTTTGTCGTAGGCGCGTTTAAGGGTTATGGTAGAAATACCCGCCAATCGGCAAGCCTGAGAGTTGTTGAGCCCTGCTTCAAAACAACGTCTTAGAGTATCAATTTTTTCCTCTGTCAGTGTGCTGCCCTCAAGTGGTTGCTTGGGAGGCGGCATTAATTCGACACGAGTTCTTTTTCTGCCCATGTAAAAAGTATAGGGGCGAAAGAGCATCTAGGTCAACAATATTCAGTTTTTAACATATACCGTCAAAAAATTGTCACCATGATTCAAAATAATAACTTTACTTTGTATGACCACCAATCTACTATGATTTCAACAAGTGGGGTGCTTATGCAAACAATTATTATCAATGAAACAATCAACTTAAATCAATCAGAGATTCTTGAACTATCTGAATCTGAGGCTGCCTTGATTAGATTAAGATTTTCTGAGACGTTTAATCCTGTCAGGGCGTTTTCTTATGCCAATGGCGACCATCTTGAAGCAAGTATTGAAAACGAACGCAAAATGCGTGAATCAAACAAATAGAGGTTTTATATGGAAAATGCTAATTTAATAATATCAAAAACTTATGATCTAAAAATGGATGAAAATGATTTTTATTCAATGACTTCAAAAGAGATTGCCGAGCTTTATGGTTGCGCCTGTGATTCATGTAAAGAGGCTTTTATTGCTGAGGTTACCAAGGGCGGTAAAAATGTTTGAATATCTGCAAATCGTAAAAAAGCTTTTCTTCCCCCAGCATGACGTTAAAAAAATCAAAGCCGCTAAATTTATGGCAGAGATTGAGGGTGCTGCATATTATGGGCAAATTGTCATACTTCAGGACTTAATCAAGCTTTTTGGTAAAAATCCCGACATGACCGCCGAAGAGTGCATGGGAGAGTGTCAATTAAGACTTATGGAAGCCTACAAGAAAACAAGGCACAAGCTAAAGTTAAAAATAGATAACATTGATCTTGAAACAGTTATGCCCAAAGAGGTTGAAAATGACATTTGAAGAATTGGCAGAAAGATTGGCGCAAAGGATCTATGACGCCAAAGACATTGCTCACTTTTCAACATTAAAACTAATAATACGCGACGAGCTGACAACGGCATCAATTGAGGTTTCTGTTAATGAACTCGAAATGGCAATATTGAACAAAGTTAGGGATTAAGAACAAAAAACCCCCAAGGTTCAAGGCCAGAGGGGGTTAAAACAAGTGGGTCTTATTTTGTCCAATCCTATCAAAAAATAATAACATTTCAAGTAAAATTTGCATTTTTCAACAATTTGCCTGAAAATCTAAAAATAGGGGTGAATTATGAAAGACGAGTACAAGCTACCAGAATATATAAAATCTCAAACAATTGGCATGTCTAACAAAATGATTGATCCTGAGTTTTATATGAAAAAACTTTTTGGGCCAATACCGAAAAAAATGTCTAGCGTTTTATCTGGCATGAGCGAAGAAGAACTTGAAGCGCAAATGGCCCTAGAGGATGCTGCATATCAAGATTATCTAGATCAAGTTGAACGCAAAAGAATGATGTTAGCTGACTAAATCATCAACTGTTAAATTTAAAACTTTAGCCATTTTAATTATTTTCCCAATCTGGGGAATGGATTTGCCGTTGCAAATTCTGCTTAGATGAGTTTCGTGGATTTCGGCCATCACTGAAAACTCGCATCGCTTAATTCTTCTCTCGCTCAATATTCTTGATAAGTTTTTGCCGATGTTTTTTTCTGATTTTGTTTTCACATTCGCCCACTTTTCAAACAATTTTTACAAACTTCGGTCAATTCAAAAGGCTCACTTTTGATTCTAGATGGTTTTATTTTCTTAAATTTACCCTCTGGAAGTATTTTGCAAGCCGTATTTTGCCCATCCCAGAAGTGACTTATTTTTAAATTTCTGAATCGTACAAAGCCCTTTGTTGTTTTTGGTTTAACATCAGTGGATCTCAATTTTTTGGATTCAAGATATAATTTTCTTGATAATTTTATGGGTTTACTGAAATCATCTTCAAAAATATTACTTTTACCTAGATTGCATTCTCTGCAGAGTATTTGCAAATTTTTTAAATCAAGTTTTAAGTGTGGATATTTTGAAATTGGCTTTATATGATCTACATGAAGCTCTGTATTCTTAGCTCCACAGCACTGACAAGATCTATTACTTGCTCTTAGTGCAACATATCTAATCTCTCTCCATTCTCTGCTTTTGTAAAAATTATTCATTTAAAAAATCCTTTACCATTTTAGAAATTGTATCAGTATCTAGTTTGTCGGCGACCGCCACCAAAGGCGGTTCGTCGGCTTTTACGTTCTTTATTCTTATATCTCTTCTTAAATCTAGGGGCGATTTTTCGGCTTGCAAATCGCTTTCAGAAAGCTTCGTTTTGAAGTCTTTTTGCTTTAATTTTAACAATATAAAAGCATCGATTTGAAGAAACTTTCCGCAAGTTTTGTTTGGAATTAACTCAAGTTTGTTCAAAACTTCGAGCAAACTTACCAACTTTCTCTTATTGTTTAGCCTAAACTTCGCCAAAACTTCGTCCAAACTTAAGACAATGACTCTCTGCGTACCGTCGAATTTTGCGCACAGCAATTCAAGGAGAAGCCAGTAAAAACCATAACCCTCGACACCCTTTTCTGCTAACAAGAAATTAAGCCTTGTTGACTCTGTGGCATTTGAATAATGCTTAAACCATCTCATTTTTTATCCTAAAAGAACCAAACCCAACGCGGCTTTAGCGAGATCACGTCGGGTTTGGTATTTACCCCGGAGGATAATTGTTTATTTTTTGATTGCTTGCTAAAGCACTCCAAGATTAATTTAATATATTGTAAAAAAACAACGTCTAAAAAAATCGTAATGCCTTGAAATCAAAAGAAATAGAAAAAATAAAAATTAATCTTTATTTTTTAGTTGACGTGTATTAGCTAATGAATTAAATTCTTGTCAACAAAACAAGTGGGGTTTTATGGATTTCCATTTTAATTTTAGATCAAATTTAATGCAAGCAGAGATAGACGTCGAGGTTTCGGCCAGTGTTGAAATTGCCACCTATGGCGAAGATGCAGACGGCAATCGAGGCAAATCTGGAAGAGTAGTTTCCGTTAAGTCTTTTTCTCTAAACTTTGGAAAAGAAGATATAACCGCCGTTATTTCTGAAGCAAACAATGAGCTTTTTGAGGATTTTGAAAAAGAAGCTGAAAAGAAAGCGATTGAAGAATCCGAGGCATATTTATGAATGCCTTAAACGAAGCCTTGGCCTTGTCCGAATTTTTAAATAATTTGGTTAATCAGAATTATGATTTAGATATGACAACAGAAGAAGTTTTAAAAGTTGCATTTTCGAATGAAGGTGATACGCTATTTGAGCTTTCTTTGTTAATTGATAATTATAGAATAGCAAAAAACTAAAGTGGGGATTTATGGAAAAAAAAGTTATTTCAAAAAGTGAAAATTTACCAGTTCAGACAAAAGAGGATTCAATAACCTCTGCGTTAATTGAGTTATCCAAAAATCCGGACATTGATCCGCAAAAGATTGAACAATTGATGAACCTTCAAATAAAAATGGAAGAACGCCAAGCAGAAAAAGCCTTTTATGATGCAATGGCAATCTTTCAGGGCGAATGCCCCGTCATTCCAAGAAATAAAAAGACGGACTTTGAATCAAAGGGGGGAAACAAGGTTAAATATGATTATGCCCCACTCGATCAAATAGTTTCCATTGTTAAGCCAATCTTGATGAAAAATGGTCTTTCTTTTACTTTTACGGTTTCACCAAAAGAAAACGCCACAACGGAGGTCATTACAACCGTTTATCATAAAGAAGGCTTTAGAAAGGATTTCAGCTACACTTATGACTCTATCCATGACGATGGCAGGATGAACGCCTCACAGCGCCGCAAATCGGCTCTAACCTATGCCAAAAGAGCCGCCCTTGAGAATGCCCTTGGGGTTGTTACGGCCAATGAGGATGATGATGCCAAAAGGTCATCGGAAAGGCTTGCCAGCAAAGATCAGCTGGACGTCATATCTTCCTATTTAAGGTCAACTGAATCGACAATGGAAAATCTTTTACAATACCTCTGCATTGAGAGCGTCGAAATTATGAGCGACTTTGATGCTAAGAAAGCTATTTCTGCGTTAAAACAAAAAGCAAGTTTTCAATCTAAAAAAAATAAATTGGCTTAATATAAAAAATAAGGGGGTCTTATGTATAAAAAGCACAAGGTTGACCAAGGTACGGATGAGTGGTTTAGCGCCAGACTCGGTCTTATAACAGCATCAAATTTTGACAAAGTAATAACGCCAACTGGTAAAAATTCAAGCCAAGTTGCTGGCTTAATTAATAAGGCTGCAGCTGAGATCTTAACCGGGGAGCCAATAGAATCATATACAAGTCAGGCAATGGAAAGGGGTAAAGATTTAGAGGATGATGCTTTTAATTTTTTAAGCTTTGCTCACGGATTTAACTTTGAAAAAGTTGGGCTTATTGAAGCTGTTAATAATATTGGGGAATCGTTGGGATATGGATGCAGCCCAGATGGCCTTTGCGAAAGTGAGAAGATTGGGCTTGAACTAAAGTGCCCACTTGCTCACACTCATGTGGCTTATCTTCGTTCTGGTGCATTGCCATCAGAATATTTACTGCAAGTTCAAGGGTCAATGCTTGTCACTGGCTTTGATAGATGGATTTTTTGCTCTTATCACCCTCTTATGCAATCTCTCGTGATTGAGGTTGAGAGAGATGAAGAAATAATTGAAAAACTAAGAAACGGATTAAGTTCGGCAACTCTTGAGGTTTCAAAGTGTTTAATAAAGTTCGGTGGCGGTGAAAAATGAAAGCGTCAGAAATGGGCAGATGCTTAGATTGCGATAATATCAATTGGGTTGATTGCGATATTAATTCCGTTGATGAGATTTGCAATGGATCGTTTATTTGCTGTTTTTGCAAAAATCCCCAGTTCTTTAAATTTAGAGCTAGGGTGTTTTTTGTTAGCGTGAGGGAATATGAGCAAAAAAAAGAAGTCAAACAGACAAATAATGAAAGCCTATAAATTTTATCTTAGCGGCTCTCCGGTTTCCGAGGCTGCCAAGTCGATTGGTATTTCAAGACAGATGCTATGGAATTATTTTAAAGAAAAGGGCTTGCAGCTAAAAGGCAGATGCTCAAGAGAAAAAGTTTCCTACAAGGGTGAAAGATACTCATTTGACAAATATGGTTATCTAAAGAAAACTACTGGAAACAGGGAGTATTTGCACAGAAAAATATACAGAGATAAAAAAGGCGAAATTCCCAAGGGTTACTGCGTTTTTCATATAAACGGAGATAAAACAAACTGCTCAATTGAAAATCTGGACATTGAGACGATCTCCGAAAATGTCAAAAGAAGAGGTTTTAAAAATAACCAATTTACAAAAAGCTTAAGTGAGGATTTATGAAATACAAGGGCGGCGATAAGCCTAAAGATAGAAAGCTTTTTTACAATGGAAAAATGAAAAGCTGTTCAAATTGCCTTGAGATTAAGGATTTAAAAGACTTTCCAAAAAGTGGCGCAGGTAAAGAGGGTTGCTCAAGTTTTTGGCGAGGCGATTGTAAAAGGTGCCATTCTTTAAAAACATATAACAGGGTTATTGAAAAAGCCGCCGACAAAAGACCCAATCAATTCTGGTGCTGCTCTTTATGTGACAATATAAATGCTAGGAGCAGAGTTTTTTGTAGGTCTTGTAAGAAAGGGGTGAGAAAATAACTTTACTTTTTATTTTTTATAATAGATTATGAAAATGCTCGCAAAGCAATCAACACACATAATCGCCGTAAGGCATTAATCAACCCTTTAGGTTTTCTTTTGCGAGCATCCTAGAGGGTTGGTTTTTAGCACCGTCTTTGGTTAAGGCTTGGACGGTGCTTTATACTGTTTTATTGGTGAAAAATGTTGCTTGAGAATCTGAAAACCCAAGCCGAGCGCAGGGAATACTTTAAGATCATGACTTACGGTGCCTAGATATGGGAGTCGAAAGATAACAAGCTTGTTTGTGTTTTAGAGAATTTTGGAGAGTGCGCTTGTGGCTTTAAAGGCAAGGCGAAGGTTGGCGACGTTCCGAAGTTTTATCAGTTTTGTAATATTTACAAAAAGAATGATGCTTCAATAAATAAGGGTAAATTAATGAACAAAAAAAGAGAATATATTAAATCGCTGTGCAGAGAATGCGCGATAAAACAGGTTGAGGCTATCGAATGAACTTCTGGCAAATAATACTCGTAATAATCTTTATATTCTTAGGTGTTCAGCTTGATATGTGGTTGATTGAAAATAATTTAATGGAGTGGTTGAGATGAAAACAATTTTAATTAGGACGCAACAAGAATTTGATGCGTTACCAGACAGTTTTTCGGAGTTTACAGAAATACAAATTAGGTCGAAAGAGTTAATTGTAA